TAACTCAGTTACAAATTCTAGTTCTAATTGCTCTTGTGCCATCAAAGAAATGTGTTCAAAAATATTTTTTTCTAACGATGCAGTTATAACTGGATTATTTTTTGCCATATTCATAGCCATAAAGTTTAAGTGAGCTGTGATGTGAGCTCTATGGTCTTGGCCTTTGAATGCTTGAAAAGGTTTTCCTGTCATTGCCATGATATTTTCCGCAGCTGGGTCCATTGGTTGTGGTTGTTGTGGTGGTGGTAAAATTGAATCTATATTTTTTACACCGATTGCCTCGTACATATCTCTGTACGCCTCGTACAGATTATGCATTTGTGGATTAGACATTGCTAATTGTAATTCTGTTTGTGCTAAACTTATTCTTTGTGATTGTGAAAATATGTTTGGATCAGCGACAGGTATAATATCTATCTTGTCATCAAAGTCTGTAACCTTGACAGTTCGTTGTGCACCAACGACATCGTAAGGATACTCAGCAGGCAAATAAGTTTTGAATACGTTTGCTAGTAATTCAAACTCTTGTTTCATCGCCACATACATTCTTTTATGTATGGCTGACATGACTCTGGAACCACGTTCTAAGAGAGCTATAGTCGTACCAACAGCTGCTTGTTGGTTGCCGTCACCGACCTGCATGTCAGCTATGGCGGCAAATCGTTGTCCTGCCTGGACCACAATCCCCATCAACTGCAATAAAGTCTGTGATGGTTCTTTAAATGGTAACGGCATAAATGCGTCTCTAATGTTTCCACCAGGTGCATCTACATCTCTAAACTCTCCAGGTTGGATAGAATTTGCTTCGTCTCTTACACGAATACCTCGTTGTTTAAAACCTGCAGGCATATTTGAAAACGTACCTGCATCTATTAATTGTCTTAAGGCGTTGGTTGCAGTTCTAGATAAACCACCGATCATGTGAATTAAACCAAAGCCATAAAAACCTAGACCAGGTAAAAATTTAAAATGAACAAAGTATTCTATTTTCTTTTTTAACGGATCCATTGGTTGATAGTTTCTTCTAATAGATAATATCTCTCTACTACCTGCATCTAACGTAAGGATGTATGGAAGTTTTATTCCAGTCATATCCCCGGCGTTGTCTTTGTCTTCAAATCCCTCTAGATCTAAATCAATGTGGAATTCTAAAATTGTAAAAATATTATCATCTTTTGTTTTTGTAACACCTTCTAACTCTCTTTCTTTTTTCTCTACGTCTGTCTCTTGGTTGTATCCAGGAGTTAATTCTATATCTCTATAAAAACCTGACACTTGTTTTTTTCTTAAATCATTTTCTGACATCTTTAATTTGTGAACAACAGCTTCAGCATCTTCAATAGATGTAGCTGTGTACGGAACAATTAAATCATCCGCTGGCACAAATTTAGATACAGCTCTGCCTAAGAGCTCGTCGTAATAGACTTTCTTAAAAGCAGAGCCACTAAGAGGGAGATAAAAAAGCATCTGATCGAACTCGGGTTCATACTCTTTCATCACATTCATGAGTTGATAGTTCATGAAATTTTTTACTCTGACAGATTGATCTTCTTTCTGTCTATTCGGTGCACCCATAGTTTGCGTGTGCACTGGTCCATTTGCTGGGAGTAATTCTTTATAAGCTTGTGCTTGAAACTGTGTAACAGCTTCTCCTAAAACTGGATGTGTTACACCACTTGCGTTTTGAAACGGTTGTGTTCTATTTTCATATTTAAAACCAAGAAGATCTAATCCTTTTGTGTAACTCTGTTCCCACTCTCTTCTTGATGTTTTATAATTTTCGTAATTCTCATACATCTCAGATCCAAGTCTACCTAAAATCTCATCAGGTAGAAGATCTGCTAAATTATCAAAATGGCCTTCGCCACCGGGCTGATTAATTGCTTCAGGATCAAAATTAATTTCAACAGAACCATCCTCTTGCTCCTCGATTTTTACATCTTCTGGACCAACTTGTTCTTGTACGTTCTGTTCTACCGCTACCTGAAGTTCTTCTTCACTAGGCGTTTTTATTGTTTGCTCTACGTTGGGAAGAGCTTTGTCTATTTCTGCCATTTATTTTCTCCGAGTTCTGAACCACTATAGTAGGTTTATACGGAACATTCAACCCTTGTGGGTTGGGTCCTCTAAGTGGTGGTATTGTTCTAGTTAATCTTTTAATCATTATATCCCCATGATTCCATCTGATTCTGTTTCAACATTTAAATTTCTATCTTTAAAATCAGAATATTTTTGAGCTAGCTCTGGTCCAACAAGATATGCAATACCAAGCTCTTCGCCCTCTAATCCTTGATCTTTTGCTTTTGCAACATCAGATACTCCGAGTGCAACACCGACTGCCCCTACAAATGGAACAAATGGTGCAACAGCTCTAAGTGTGCCTTTTGCAAGACCTTTTAGTATTGTGCCTTTTGGAATATCAAAATCTTTTATCGTTTGCTTTACAGGTGCGTTGACTGGAACTTTTTTAAGTTCATTACGGACATAAGTTTTAGATGGATAACTTGTTGGATCCATGTTGTCGTATGGTTTTATATTTGATGCAACTGTAACTCCAGGGATAGTTTTTAATTTTTCAAGATTAGATATTTTTCTCTCAAAAGTTTTTCTTTCTTTTCCTGTCATGTCTTTGAAAATTTTATCCTCACCTTCTATGCCGGCAAAAGTTTTTTTAAAGTCACCACCTTTTTTAACAAACTCTCCTGTGTCAGGATCAACTCTAAAATGGCCAATAGTTCCTTTAAAATCTTTACCTAAGTTTTTAACAGCTGTTTCGGTATTCTTTTTTGCTAATGCATTTAATTCTAATATTCTTTTTTTAAAACCCTCTGGTTTATTTTTAATTAATGATTCTTGTTCTTCTGCAATTGTTTGTGCCACTTTATTGTAGCCCTCTAATGCTCTGTTCATTTTTGCATCGATTACGAAAGTTGATTTTGTGCCTGGGGGAGCGCTTTCAATAATAGGAAATATGTGACTAAAATTTTTTCCTATTTCTTTACCACCTCTAATAGATATCTCTCCACCTTGTGCAGTTTTTATTTTTTTAGCTCTTTTAATGTTTTCTATGTTGGGCTCTTTAAAAGTTCTTTTACCTGTAAATTTAAATTTTAATCCTGGTCTTTCTGTTTCTTTACGAGTTAAAATTTTTATTTTATTTAATTTACCCTCGCCTCTGAAATCTTTTTTAGTCCAATTGTCAGGATAGCTATCTATAATAGCTTGTATTTCTTCATCTGTTCTAAGTATATATTGATTACTACCTAAAGGGTTTCTATTAAAAGAGGTGGCCATCTTAGCCCTCCAATAATTCTGGTATTCCGCCGCCTGCTAGGGATATTACTTTTCTCTCTTTGATTTCTTCTACTTCTTCTGGTTTGGCTTTTGCCATGCCAGCTAAGGCTTCTCTTCTAAATTGTTCTAAAGACATTGGCTCTAAGCCTTGCTCTAACATATCAAATCTGTATTTTTCATATTCTTCTAATAGAAAAGGATCTACGTCATCAGATCCAGTTTGCATTGGACCTTCTGCCATCATCATTTTAGCTTCGTCAGTTTCCATGATACCTGATGCATCAGAACCTGGACCTATGGGAAGATTCTCATCAGAAGTAAATGACTTGCCTTTAAGTTTAATATTCTCACCTTTGATGTAATCAGTTAAAGTATCATAACCCATGTTGTCTCTTTCAAAAGCGTCAATTATATCTTCGTATCTTTCAAATTCCATACTAATAATACTCCAGTTGTCTTGGTTCTCTCGGCTCTTCCTTCTCATCTTCTGGGTGAGGTAGAAGTCCGCCCTGTCGTATTCTCATTAACGCTTGTGTTGTACTATCAACATAGTCGTCATGATCACCATGCGGAAACGCTGCACACTCTTCCACCACCTCTTGTGCAAAATGCTCATGCATGGGAGCATATATCTTACCGCTCTCGAAAAGCGGAGATATTGAGTTTACTCTTGCTTGTTTATCATTTCCACGGCTAGGTGTAAAGTTAATTACTGGGATTCCCATTCTTCTCAGTTCTGATGTTAGTGGAATTCCTGAAGCCTTGGCCTCGATTAAAATCATGTCAGGACGCCAATATAAATACTCTTCATGTGCCACGCGTCGTAGTTCAGGGAACTCGTACCTATCTTTGAAAGCATTGAGTAATATAACATTATAGCCAAGATCCTCATCTTCAAAGACTCCCCATGTTGTTATCGCACTAAAGTCGGCTGATTCTTTTTTTAGAAAAGCTGTATCATAGCTTTGAATAATATAGTTTACTCTAGGTGGATTATGTCCCTCCCAGTTTTGCCACCACTCTCGTTTTATGATTGCACCTTCTTCAGCTGTTGGCTGTTGCATGTATTGTGAGTTCCAGTTCGATACAGGAATAGATGCTTTTGTTTTTTCTAATTCCTCCTTGGTCCAGTATTCTGGCCACACTGGTTTACCTGATGG